TTCGTCCGTTTGAGGCGTTGGTAAGCGCGGCGGGTACTGCAACACTGGACGGCACGAGAGTGCGCACCGTATCGGCGTCAGCCTCGTTAGCCTTTGCTGCCACATCGAATTCAAACTTTGTGACTTTAATGCAGGCAACTGGCGAGTTTGTGATGACCGTAACTGGCGTGGCAAATGGCATATTCAGCGGGGCTTCGGCTGGCGCGATAGAAATAACCCCTGCTGTGACGATGAAGATATTGGGCGAAGAATGGTCTGATGTTGCTGACACAGCCGCAACTTGGACAGATGCGACAGACGCACCTGCCGTCTGGACTATACCGACAACAACAACCGCAACATGGGCTAGTCAATAAATGCCACAGGTCAATTTTGGGGAATGGCTACCCGACCAACCTGAGACTATCAATCAGGGGGTGACGGTAGCAAAAAACTGCGTACCAGCCGCTAACGGCTATCGCTCAATTAAAGCACTGGCTCCGCTGTCTGGCGCGGCAACTGATAAGTTGCGCGGGATCGTGGCGGGCAAAGATAACGATGGTAACACATCGCTTTTTGCTGGCGATGCATCAAACCTCTACAAGTTCAATGCCAGCACATCTGCGCTTGATGACGTAACTCAAGCGGCAACAACACACAGCTTGCAAGATGGTGAGCGTTGGCGGTTTGTGCAGTTTGGCGAGACAATGATCGCGGCTGGCGGCACAGGCGAAGCCTTGCAAAAGTTCACACTTGGCTCTGACACTGCTTTTTCAGATCTTGGCGGCTCGCCACCAAAGGCGGATTACATCGCTGTCGTGCGGGATCAGGTGTGGCTGGCATCCATCGATGAAGGTTCTGGCAAGATACCTTTTCGCACACGTTGGTCTGGCATAAACGATGAAACCAGCTGGACTGTCGGAACTGACCAGTCAGACTTTCAGGATATTTTCGGCGGAGACTCCGGCGCTATCACTGGTCTTGCTGGCGGGGAGTTTGCAACAATATTGATGGAGCGCGGGATTGCTGTCGCTCAGTATGTCGGCTCACCGCTGATCTATCAGATTGACCTTGTCGAAACGTCTCGCGGTTGCGCCGTGCCACAAAGCGTAGTGTCTATGGGCGCAAACACCTACTTCCTGTCGGATGATGGGTTTTATCGTTTCGATGGCAGGTCTGCACAGCCTGTGGGGGCCGAAAAGGTAAACAGATGGTTCTGGGATAAAGCGGACTCGCAATATCTTGAGAACATGAGTGCCGCTATCGACCCACGCAGACAGCTTGTCGCTTGGGCGTTTACAAGCGTTGACAGCGTTGGCGGGCTTGCTGACTACATTTTGTTCTATAACTATGCTTTGAACCGCTGGTCATATGCGGTTTATAGCGACATTGAGATTTTGGCGGCGCTTTACACTGGCGGCTATACTCTTGACGATCTGGACAACATCTCAGCGACACTTGATGGCCTGAACATTCAGTTTGATGATCCGGCTTTGCAGGGCGGCGAGTTCTTTTTCGGTGGCGGCAAAGACAAGAAGATACAAACGTTCACTGGCAGTATTGTAAACGGCGTGATCGAAACGCCGGAGGCTGTTCTGGCGCAGGGGCGTCATAGCATCATCAACCGCACTGTGCCGTATTTTGAAAACGGAAGCGTGAATGTGCAAATATCAACACGCAATTTGCAGAACGCCGCACAATCGTTCAGCACAGCATCAAATCTTAATACTAACGGCTTTTGCGAGCATCGGGCGCAGGGGCGCTTCCACAAAGTTCGCATGAACCTGACAGGCAACTGGACATTTGCGCAGGGCGTTGACATTGAGCATAAGCCATTAGGGACTAGATAATGGCATCAACAAACTTTCGCCGCTTGTCTCCGCTGGCAAATGACGCCCGCGAGGTCGCCAGCGTTGTTAATAATATTCTTGATGGCAAACTAAACTCAACTGGTAGCGTCACACTTACAGCTAGTGCGGCAAGCACCGCTGTGACAGATGAACGCGCTGGATATGAGAGCGTGATCCTTTTTATGCCGACAACAGCAAACGCCGCCGCCGAACAAGCGGCTGGGGGAATGTATGTCAGCACTCGTGGCAAGCAGACTTTCACGCTCACTCATGCAAATAACGCGCAGACGGATAGGACATTTGACTACATCATCATTGGATGAGTGGAAACGGTGCGCACCTTACATTGAGGCCGCACTTGAACACGCTCATGGCACCCACACGCTAGACGATGTTTTACAGCTTGTGGTTGCTGGTGATGCGCAGTTTTGGGCGTTTGATAACGCCGCAATCGTCACTGAGATCGTCCGCTATCCGCAACGCACCGTTTTGCGGTTTTGGCTGGCTGGCGGTGATTTGGACACACTAACAGAGGCAGAGCCAGAGATCATTGAATGGTCAAAGCAATGGGGCTGTCAGTCTGTTGAGATTTTTGGGCGGCGTGGCTGGTCACGCGCTCTTGAGGGCTATCAGCCGACATCAACGATAATGGTAAAGGACTATTAAACATGAGCAAAGGCGGCGGCGGAGGCGGTGGTCAGCAAACTGTGAACACACAGGTTGAGCCACCCTCATATGCAAGACCATTCTTAGAGTTTGGTCTTAGCGAAGCAAAAAACCTCTATAACAGCGGGAACCCAAATTATTACCCAGACAGCACTGTTGTCGGCTTCTCGCCTGAGACTGAGATGGCGTTGCAGGGTATCCGCAACGAGGCGCTTGATCCAAACAGCATGACCGCGCAAGCGCAAAGCATCGTGCAACAGAACTTGATGGGGACTAACCCACTTTTGTCAGCGGCTTTTCAGCCAGCGATTAATCAGGTTCAAAGCCAATTTGCAAAGTCTGGCAGATACGGTTCTGGTGCTAACCAACAGGCGCTTGCAAGCGCACTGGCCCCGATTGCTTACCAAGCACAGCAAGAGGCACTGGCACAAGCCCCGCAAGCGGCACTCATCGATGAGAAACTGCTCACAGGCGTTGGCGAGGCCAGAGAGGGTCTGGCGCAGGCTGAACTGGCTGACAATATCCAGCGGTTTAATTTTGAGCAGACACAGCCGATGCAGAACCTCAAAGACTACATGGCTCTGGTTGGTGGCGGTACGGTCGGCAGTAACACGATTGAGCCTGTCAACCGCAACTCTGCATCCTCTGCTCTTGGCGGCGCTTTGGGCGGCATGCAATTAGCCAAAGGCGCTGGATTTGATCCGATGTATGGCGCTATCGGCGGCGGTCTTTTGGGCTTGATATAAGGGGGCGAAAATGGCATTAGATATAGAAGCATTCAATGGTCTGCAAATGCCAACACCAGCAGACAGATTTGCCCCAAGAGTTTTACCTCGCCGCAAACCATCTATGGCGGCTCTCTCTGGCTTCACGCCACTCACCATGCCAGCCGGAGCATCATCATCGCCGCAGGGCAGGCCAAATGCTGTTTACGCAAACCCAGCCCCAGCGACAATGGCCATGCCATCAATGTTGCCCATTTCAAAGCCAGCAAAGCCAAGCCCAACACCTTATTCGCAAATGGGTGCGCCGGACTTTGTAACAGCGATGCCAAAGGCAAATCTGGTCACTCCGACAACCCCATCTGCACCATCTGGCGGGTTGCTGGGAAATCTGCTCGCTGATGATATTAACAGCGCAAAGGGGCAGGGCATCATGGCGGCGGCACAGTCATTGCTGGAGTCTGGTGGCCCCGTCAAAGGCAATGTGGCCCCATCTCTTGGTCAGGCGCTTGGTCGCGCTATGGGCGCTTACAACATAGGTGCGCAGGGCTTCGATGATCGTGAACTAGCCCGCAAAGACGCTGACATTAATAATCGTTACAAGCAGGCGCAGGCCGCACAAATGGAGGCGGCGGCAAATCGCCCTATCTTGCAGGATTTGGGTAACGGCGCTTTCACTCGCGTCATTGACCCTGTTACTGGCGAAAGCAAAATTATTGAGAACTCTGATGTTAAAAATTACCTCGAAGCGCAAGCGGTCAGAAAGCAAACCAAAAACGTCAATTTAACAGATAAGCAAATTGAAGCGCAAACAGACGATCTGGATAACATCACCGCAACTAATGATTTGCTCGCTGACACTGATGGTTTTCTAGACTTAATTGATGGCGGAATGCTTGAGTTTGGCCTTGCGGACTCCATCGGTGACGCGACAATGGCATACAATCCATTCATGAGCGAACAGGCCGATCAAGAGGCTAGAAATAGCGAAGCGTTCACCAGATATATCAGCAGGCTTCGCAACGAGCTACTGCGCATGGCAAAAGGTGTGCAAACTGATGGCGATGCTGAACGTGCAATCACAGAAATTATCACAGCCACAGAATCCAAAAACACTGAGGCAGTCAAGCAGGCTTTAGAAGATTTGCGCAAAGTTCAACAGCGCACAATCAAGCGTTATAGAGAAAAGGTGCAAAACCGCCGCAAAGCAAAAGGCCTCAGTGAGTATGAATTTGGCAACGAGGCATCGGCTGACGGTGTCAGTTACTCTGTTGTGGAAGGTGATGACTAATGGCGACAACTATTAATATTGGCGGCAAAAAGGTTAAAGTTGACGACAGCTTTAATGATCTTGATGCGGCTGGTCAGGAAAAGGTAATCCGCCGCATTGAGCGCGATCTTGGAGTCTCGTCAAGAAACCCAGCAAAGAGAGAAGAAAAAGGCACAACGCTCAAAGACGTGGGACGCTTTGCTCTGGGGCAGGGTTTGGCTCTTGGCTTTGGTGATGAAATCGAAGCTGGCGTGAAATCCGCATTTACTGATGAAACCTACGATCAGGCTGTTAACCGCATTCGCGGCGAAATGGACGATTACCGCAAAGATAACGCTGGCAAAGCCCTATTGATGGAGCTTGGCGGCGGGTTGCTGACTGGCGGCGTTGGCGCTGGACGTGCGGCGGCTGGCGCGGCGGCAAGAGGCGCAATGGGTGCTATCAAGTCCGGCGCTTTGACTGGCGCTGGCGTTGGCGGGATTGCTGGCTTTGGGTCAGGTCGCGACACGCTTGAAAACAGGCTTACAAGCGCCGCAATCGGTGCTGGTGCAGGCGGTGTTCTTGGCGGTGCATTACCCGCCGCAGGCGGGGCTATCAAAAGCGGTGTAAATCGTTTGCGCGGAGCAACTGACACACTGAGCGAGTCTGGGGTTAATCGCGCCGCTGATTTGAAAATCCTGCAAAAGCTGGAAGCGGAGGGGTTAAGCCCATCGCAGGCTTTGGCTCGTTTGAAGCAGGCACAACGTGACGGTGTTAGCGACACTATGATTGCCGATGTCGGCGGCGAAAGTGTGAGAGGCTTGGCGTCCGGCGCAACCACCGTTTCAGGTAAAGCAAGAACACTGGCGGAAGAAGCCCTCGACACACGTCAGGCAAAGTCAGGCTTTGAGATCGCTGATGATGTGATGAACACAATAGGTTCAGGTAAAACCGCAGGCGATGCTCTTGAAGAAATCTCAAACAACCAGATGCGTACCGCAAGGCCAGCTTTTGACATGGCCTTCAGAAATGAGGGTGTTGACCGCATGGTGAACGCTGGCAAATTAACAAACTTGAGTCAAATCCCAGCTTTTAAAGATGCGATCAAGCAGGGTTTGAGCATTGCAAATGTTCGCAAGCTAAACGATGAGGTCAGCGATGAGGCTGTGACAGCCTTGCGAGCGCTTAATGATGCAGTCAAAAAAGGCGACAAAGATCTAGCTGGTTTAAATATCCCAGCCGAAGCAATGCACTTTGTAAAGATGGGCTTCGATGATGTGATTGGCATGGGCAAAACAGGCCAAAACCTCTCATCAGCGGGCCGCACTATGCAGGGAGGCCTTAAGCAAGCACAGCGCCAGTTTATCGACATTATTGATGAGGCTACTGGCAAAAACTACAAACCAGCCCTCGACCAGTTTGCTGGAAATATGAGATTGCAAGAGGCCATCGAAACAGGCGGTCAGCTTTTCAGGATGACGCCGGATAAATTAAGAGCCGCTGTCAAAGGGATGAGCGCGTCTGAAAAAGAGGCGTTTCGCATTGGTGTCGCAGACGCAATTCGTAACAGGGTTTCTAACCAGCGTGATCTCGCAAACAGCGCACAGGACTTGTTTGGCAAAGATCGGTTCCGCACAGCATTGCGAGATGCTTTCCCAGATGCAAAGAGCTTCTCTGAGTTTGAAAAGCGCATGACGGCGAGGATAAACCAAGAGGTTACACGAAGCCGGACAAAGCCATCAGGCGGCTCTCGCACAACACCTCTTGCAGAAGATGCTCGCGACATTACACGCGATGCGGAACTGTTCACAAACTTGCTGTCGGGCAACATCGGCGCTGTCGGGCGTGACGTCATTACGCGTGGCGGCGGTCTTGGAGCAAAGATCGGGACAAACGTGGCTCGCGATCTGTTCGACACCAATCTTGGTAATCAACGCGAAATTTTGCGCAGGCTAAGTCAACTGCGCAGAGGCGAGAAACAACGCCTCAGACAAAGCGCACAGCGAGCCGCTAGATCAGGCGGACGTGTTGGCGCGGTTTCTGGCCTACTCACAGACTAAAAGGACGCAATTATGGGTAACACAAAAATCAGTGAATATTCGACTACGGCGAGTTCAAATGTTGATATTAACTCCATAGATCTGGGCGAGGGGACAATGGCTCCCTCCGATGTGAATAACGCTATCAGAGAATTGCTAAAGCAATTAGCTGATATGAACGCTGGCTCGTCAGCCATACAAGACACGTTCACGCTGTCTGACCCAACTGACGACACCAAGCAGGTGCGTTTCGATGCGGTAAACATCACCACTGGCAACACCCGTGTGCTGACTGTGCCGGACGCTGACGCCACTATTGCTGGCCTGTCTGTGGCGCAAGAGTTTACTGCAACGCAAAACTTCAACGCCACCACACTGACAGACGCCGCAAGCATTAGCTGGGACGCATCAGCCAATCAGGTGACTAGCGTTACACTTACTGACGACCGCACGTTTGCCGCGCCGACCAATATGGTTGACGGCGCTGTGTACGTCCTGACGGTCATCCAAGACGCCACTGGCACCCGCGTACCAAGCTGGAACGCCGTGTTCAAGTTTACTGGTGGAACAGCGCCAACACTGACCACGACTGCGTCTGCCAGAGATATCTTGGTGTTCAACTCTGACGGCACAAACATGTATGAAATCGGGCGTAGCCTGAACGTATCGTAAAGGCGGTATCATGAGTGGTATTCTTTCAGTAGGCGGCGGCGGTAACGTAGGCGGCGGCGACTTTTACAGCTACAGCATTGACCAGTCTCTGCGGTTTAATGATGACGATGGGCCAAATCTAACACAAACCTATGGCGGTTCTGGTACAAGCACAGCATTAGGTACGTTTTCTTGGTGGATGAAACTAGGT